GCACACTTAGTAAATATTAAATCTGTTCTTAATGGATGTTGCCATGATACTGGGTCTCCTTTACCATAAGATGCATTATTAAATGTCCATGTAGCAAGAGTGCTCATAGAAGGAGACTTACGATCAAAGTAATCCCACAATGGTATTATCTCTTCTTCAGATAATACATTATAAATGACGTGAGGTTTATTCATTAATCACCCCATATTTGAATTGTATATCTATACTCAGGTGCATCGTGTCCAACAGTAGTTACTAAATGACTCTCACTGCAATCATTTAATACTAACATATTTTGCTCTGGTAAAACTGCTCTGTATACATCAGGTTGATTTGAATTTTCATCTAGATTTAAATCAGCATGATCCATCCACACAAACCAACCACCAGCATTTGGATGCCAATGTTCATTTAGATATATTGTTGCACCAAACAAATGATGAGTGTCAGAATGTACTCCAATACCAGCACCAGGTTGCCACACATTATATCTACATGTCAACTCCTTATACTCAGGTGCATGTGATTTTAGATGTGTTGATATCTCATCGCTGAATACTTTAGGAATATCAGTAGCAATAGTTGATCCATGAATACCCTGTCTTAAAAATGGTTTCCATGCAAAGTTACTAGAAGACCAGCAGTCGGTATTCAACTTGGATCTAAAATCGTCTACACATGCATCAAGTAATTGTTTAGGTAAAAAGTTCTTTATAATTTTCATACCCACCAAAGCCATCCAGTTATAATATATTTTTCCTGTTCCTCTGATATCACACCTCTATGTTTATGGGTAAGTCCAGCAGGAAAAATTACTGTATTACCTTTCTTTGCTTCTACAGTATACTCCTGATAAAAGAATTCAGTTCCAGCATTAGGAACATCATTTAAATATGTAATGTATACAAATGCTCTATCACATCCATCAGACCCTGATGCATCTACATGCCAAGTATAAAAACCATCACCTGGTTTATAGTATTGAATCTGTGGTAGTCTTGTCATCACAAATTCCTGACCATGTATAGTTAAAGATTCTAAGTAACTAGTAATGAATTCATTTAACTGTTCTTGATATAGATCAAATTTATAATCACTAGGTTCTCCTAGTGGAGCAGCATCTTCAATAAAAAAATCTCTACTCTTTTTTATCTCAGGCATGACACTTCCACCACCTACACGACCAGCATAAGTTAAATCTTTTTTGTCGGCGTCTTTGTATAGATCTATGAGACGATCACATATATCAAGATCACTCAATGTATATTCTTTAATAAATTTCATAACACCATGTCAATACCACTCGATCTATCACATTCCCACCTTACAACTTCTGTTGCATGGAAGCGTTCTTTCATATATTTTATTGCATCCAACGGTTTAGTTTCATAACTGCATGTAAATATATCACATTTAGCAATATCATACTCAGGCCATGTATGTATGCTGATGTGACTATCTCTTAACATAGCAAAACCAGTTACACCTTGAGGTTCAAATTTATGTGTCTCTATTTTTAAGTAAGGTGACTTAGCAACTATTGCTGCATTTACCAAACTGTCATGTATGAACTCTTCTTCATCTAAAAGATTTTTAAAGAGACATCCACGTAAATCAAATAATATATGTTTCATTTGTATGGAGGTCCTTGTGTCCACCCAACGAGAGAATGTCTAACACCTTTAGTCACTGGTTTAACTCTGTGTGGAGTATCAGCATGAAATATTATTACATCTCTCTTCTTTAATTGTACCACAATTTTCTCAGTTGTCTGTATTTCAAATTCACCACCTTCAAAATCATCATTCAACAAAACTGTGAAACTTATTTTACGTATCCTACCCTCAGGTCTCTTATCTTTTGTCCAACCCATCTCATCACAATGCCAATCATAAAAATCACCTACATCATATTTTGTACGTTGTAAAGGTTCTATAAAATCTACATCTAAATCCCATCCACATTGTTTGTTAGCAAAATATACAAGACCATCCATCATTGCATAAACTTCATCATTGTCTATCCAGCATAACTTTGAACTTCTATCTTTATTATCTTGTGCTTGATATTTGTTACCATCCCATTGATCTGTCTTACCTGATTCATAATTTTGATATGGTTCTATTGCTTTTTCTAATTGTGGAAAGAAATCATCATCAAGATGTACTACCATATACTGATGTTTGAATGAATTCATTTTTGTATAACCATAATATGTAAACCATTCCACCAACCATTAGGATCTTCTGGAACCTTAGTTAGAATCTTTCTCTCAAACAATAAGTTGAGTTTATTTTCTTTAATCCAAAATTCACATGACTGTACAACTCCCATAAAGTTTGCATCATCAACAACAAGAATAAACTTATCAGCAAAACATGGAATTAAAAATGTAAGATTATCAAACTGAGCTTGTGGATCATGGTCAGCATCATAGAAAATAACATTAGGTTGTTTGTGTACATTTGCAGGGGTTAGATCTTGAATAGTCTTAGCACAAAAATATTGTTTCTCTTGTAGTCCTGCCCAGAATATTTTCTTAGGGTCTTCATATCCTTCTACCTCTACATCATCTCTGAATGGTGAGATTTCTTTTTCAGAATAATTATCTACAGCAAATGATTCTACATTTCTATTCATAGTAGCAGCAAAGAATGTACTACCAGCATTAACGCCAAGTTCCATATAGATAGCATCTGGTTTAGATAACAAATTATTTAAAAAATGTCTTACTATATTTGATGACAAACCTTCATACTTATATCCTTCTTCTACAAAATTACTCTCCTTTCTTGCTGCCTTATCAATAGATTCTAATACTAATTTGATATCATCATCAAAATGTCTGTCGTTCTTTTTCATTCTAGACTGAACAACAGAATCACAGTAATTACAATCCCAACAATCAAACTTACAAGTCTTAATTTTTTCACGCCATATATCAATAGGTCTTTCTTCTAGAGATACGTCTTCAATATAATCATTAAACTGTGGATGTAAAATCTCTTCATTGTTTTTCCACCTACTGATAATAGTCATGCTTTCCATAAGACGCATGCCATTTTCTCTTCCATGCATCTTGAATACATCTATACCAAGATCAATAAACTCTTCCCAATCTTTTTTCCATGGAGGAATAGTTGCTGCTTTTAATGATGCAGCAGGATCTTTCTCATCCCATGTAGAACAAGACACTCTACTAATACTATCATTAAAATATTGTGGATCATCTTTTTCTCTCACCATATTGTAATGATAATGTTCTGGCATGATTGGACATCCACCCCAACACCACTCATTAGAAAGTAATGATACTTTAACAGGTTTACCTATAGATGTACAATACTCCTTTGCTTTTTTAATTCTTAGTAGAGAATCTCTATCACGCATGAGGTCTCTATCTAGATTAATATAATAGAATCCTGCCTTTGCAAGATTTACTATTTCATTTGGTCTAGTAACTTCTCTAAGAATAGTATTCTTTACTTTTAACTCTGGAAATGCTTTCTGTATTTGACCAGTCAACATCCATGTTGTATGAGGTAGAGTAACTATACGAACTCCGTTCTCATATAAGAATCTAAAATTTTCAATAAAAATATCCAAGTTCTCCTGTGTAGGATCTACTTGGATATTATTGAATGTTGCTGACAGAGGTATCCCAGTTTCCTGTGACACAAACAAAGCATTTAAAGTTGTCTCTCTGATGTCACCATCAATTACGTCACCCATCGCATCTTGTGTAAAGGGTGGCATACGACATGTAAAATAGATATCATAGATATATTCCTTATGTTCTTTTAGAAAAGGAATAAATTGATTTACTACGAAATCCTCAGGTAGTTTTGTATTAAGCGGTATTGAGAATAAGGCCATATTCTACTATCACTTTCTCCATGTATAAATGTTCATCAGCAGGATTCTCTACTAACATACCTTTGTAAGATTCTGCTAGTTGAGTTAGTTTGTCTTCGTTTATTTTAGGATAAACAACTTTCCCTTCTTCTTCTGTTTCTAGACTGTATCTCTGCCATATTGCATGGTGAATTACAGGTAAGAGGTCAAGGTGTCTACTAGTTGGATTAAAAAATCTATCCATTTTCTTTCTTTGGTTGAATTTGTCCCTGTCCTGTATATTTATGCTCTAACAGTTTAGGCATTGCTATACCTTCCTGTGCTAACTGATTCTGTAGTTGTGGTGCAATCATTTTATTGAGTTTGTCAATACCACCACCAATCATACCAGAATATTTGACAGCAACACCAAGTGTTTCTACTTGATCTTCCTCTGGCATGTCCATGATTGTAGTCATGTTACCAGAACCGATTCTTCCATAAGAAACGATATCCATTGCTGCTTGCTTGCCCATACGAGCAATCCAGTATAGTCTTTCTTCGTGCTCGTGTTCAGTACAATAATACTCTATAGGGTGCTCATCGTCAACATATTTTTCAATTACTTCTAAAAAATACTTGAGTTCTAACTCAGACTGTCTAAGTTTTCTTTTCCAAATACCAATATCATAATCGTTTTTCTCATAATCTATCTGCATTAATTCTTTATCAAGTTCGTCAGGAATTAATTCTATATCCCGTACCAATCTTTTTCTAAGAATCTCTGCCTTCCTAAGACTATTTCTGTTCTCCATGTACGCATGGTATCTCGTTTCTAGTTCCATCATTGCTTGACGGACTTTTCTCCATGGAGTTAATTGTGTATCAGCAACAAAATGTTCACACTGATATCTAGTCATCCCGCTATCAAAACGCATGGATGCAGACAACCAATCAAAATCCTTTTTAGTGAGTGCGAACTCGTCTACAAATGACTTTGATAAGTGAACTTCGTTTGTGTCTGAACTTATTATATTTTTAACGTCGGAAACAATATCTGAGAGATTAGCGTCAGAATGTAAAGACATAGGGTTCTACCTCATACTCTGGTTTGCGATCCCAGTCAGTATCAGATTTTGTTCTTCCCATCTCAATTGCTTGCTTTTGGGGCAACATGATACCAATGTGATCTTCATATAATATATTTATATCCCATACAGAAGTGCAATTTTCAAATTTCTTTATTAATGTTTGGTACTGTACTAACATTGTAGAAAGTTTATCTTCCCAAGATTCTGCATTTGTAAGTATTTTATTAGCAAGAGTATCTTTATCAATATGTCTTTCAGTAGATAGGTAATCTAAGAAAGGAGTTTTACTACCACCTAGTCCTTTGTTAGTTAACCATTCTCTTGCTTCGTGCTTTTGAATCTCCCAAGATGCTACTTCTAGATCTGTGGTATTCTTAAGGTTTTTAAGGCGTGTGTTAAATTCATCTTCAATAATTTCTCTTGCAAAATATATCATGAAGTCTATAACTTCTTTTTTAATTGCATCTGTAAGTTCGATGGGAACTTTTAAAACTGGGTTAGCAGGAGTCCATGCATAACCAGATGAATCAACTGATGCAGCAACTTTACCAAACGGTCTAATTTCTGAGAAGAAGTTTGATCCGTTATACGCTTGTGCTTTTGTGACCTCTAAGTATTTGTGTTCCCATTCTTTAGATATAGTTTGGAAAACCATTTCACTAACTTCTACACATGAGAAATGCATCAACGAGAACATTTCGCTGTAGTGCAGTCTGGTATCTCCAGTAGCAGTCATGTTAACAAACTGTTCTGGATTGATTTCTTTTTCGTTGACGATTAAGTATCTCATTTTTTATTGTGCTCGTTTAGCAGTAACAGAAGCGGATGCTGAACAGCAACCACCAGATGATGTTCCATAATGTCCTTTTGGTCTAGTAGCAGCTGGCATGTTTGTTTCAACGTCAGTAGAGTAATCCCACTTAGTAGTATGGTTGTTCTGCTGCCCGTCGTATTGTCCCATCATGTATCCTTTGTCTTGACCCATCATCATATTTTCTTCACCATAAGCACGAACCTTAGTTCCGTTCTTAAGACCAGCTCCAGATGATCCACTATATTTAGTCCAAGGTGATGTAACATTGTTACCAGTTCCACAGTAGAAGTGACCCCACTTAGAAGGAAGCGGTTTACAAACTCCGTCAGGTGCCATGTTAGAAGACCAGTTGCCCCAACTATCGTTAGAGTGTTCAACATAGTATCTACTACCACGGAAAGATGCCCAAGATCTATTCTCATCACCACAAGATGCAGTGTGGTCAGAACCAGATGGTGAGTTACCTACCTGATACATGATCTCAGATGAGTAGTGAAGTTTACCTACAGCAGAGTTACCTCCACCTAAGTTATAACCAAACTGTTGTACCTGTGCAGTAGCAGTTGAGTTTCTATCTCGGTTAACTGGCATATTCCAACCACCAACAGTTGTATATCCCATGACTCCTCTAGGATCGTCTCCTTCCCAACCATATGGTGAGGTTGGAGAGTAAGTACCACCGCCAGGGTTTGATCCTGTAGTACCAAACATTCGTCTCATACCTGTGTGTAGGTTGATTGAGTCTGTAAAGTTAGAAGATCCTGTGAATGCGTTAATGCAACCATGACCATAACCGAAGTAATCACTCCATGTACAGTCAGCGTAAGTAAGTGCTCTAGTTAATTGTTCTCCACAATAGAAAGTAATATCATTTGCATGCCATGTTTTATTAACCGTTCTCCAAGGATTAGATCCTTTATACCCCGCCACCAGATAACCATGTGTTATCAAACTTCTATATCTGAATCCTGTTAAAGGTGCAGATGCAACCGTCTGACCAGGATACGCCCAGAAAACACCATTACTTCCATCAGATACTAGATAAGAACCTCTAGTTACATCTGCTGGTTCTGGTATACCACCACCAACCTCGTCCCAGTCAGTTCCATTCCAAATCTGTGCCTTACCTTCAGATGTATTGAAGATTAATTGACCTACGTTTGGTGATCCTGGTCTATTTGAGTTTGTAAAAGATGGCAGCTTAAGACCTTGCGTCGTTAAACTCGCATTACCTGTTAAAACTGTTCCAACTGTTAACTGAGACATGGTTACACTACTTTCCTATAAGTTTATTTATGGTTTTGGATGTTGTTCTTTCACATCCTTCACATGTGCATACCAAAGTGATGTTTCTTTACCTGGTATACGACCCTCATCAATGTCATGCCAAAGCATATCTAATTGATCTGAATATACATTAAAATTTGCTCTTCTTGCAAGATCGTATGGAGGTTCTGGTAGTACTTTTTTCTTAACTTCTCCAGTACCCATATCGTAATGATAGTCAATAGCACCAAGATCTTTGTCAAGTTCATAAGGACCGTTTGCCCATATAAAATCTTCATGAACATCGAATCTTACCTCTGAACCACCCGATAATATTTCTACAACTTCTCCGTTGTATTTGTTGATTAGTGACTGATACATGATTTACGTGTAATTATAAACGATAACACATCCTGCTCCACCATATGAGTTATCATATGCGTAACTGTTTTGTGAATAGTAACCATAACCTCCACCAGATCCCCACTGACCATGAGTAATCTCTTCTTGGTTATTAGCATAATGGTGTGAACCACCAGGTTTGTGCCAGAAACTAGATCCTGCACCACCTTCTCTATCTGCTCCATGTGCCATTTCACCACCACCGCCAGGTAAGTTGATGTCACCACCAGAAGCATTTCCACCAGGTCCTCCCTGATATGGGTTATCAGTCTGACCGCCCTGACCACCAGTGCAAGTTACATAAGTTCCGAAAGTTGAAGTACCACCTGTACCTCCCCTACCGCCATTACGAGCATAACTTCCACCACCACCGTAAGTGTAATTTACAGAGTTTACAGAAGTTACATCAATATATTTTATTGAAGTCGCACCGCCTCCACCACCAGCTCCACGGTAAGAGTTGTCATTGATTCTTGCTCCACCGCCACCGCCTGTAACATATACTAAAACATGTGCACAACCAGTTGGTTTAGTCCAAGTACCCGATCCACCACTGGTAGATTTAGAGTTCCATGTACCATTTTGAGAGGTATATGTATTAATACTTATCAACGCACCAGGTGTCGCCATGGGTTCATAACTACTTCCATTCCATATTCTCAAATTGTCGTTTTGCAGATCCATTATTTGAACACCAGCGGTGTTTTGGATCTGGTCTACTTTTAAAATACCTGCCATCTTTTGATTCCTTTATACAATAGCCCAGTTACCACTATTATTTATAGTCACTGTATAACCGTTAGCAATGGTGATAGGTCCT